TGACGGGTCCATCAATAAAGACAAATCATAAACATAATACGGATTGGGCGGGAAAACGGCCCTCTTTATCCACATTGAAACTGCTTGAAACGGGATAGGATTATATGCAACAACGACAGGAAGTGGAACTATATCGTTCCCACCTGAAAGAGCGAGACCAAATTTTCCGGGTATCTGGGCTTGAGTATTGTAATGAAGTTGTTCGCCGTCTACTATTTCATTCTCGATAAGCCCATTAACACCGTCCGGGGTTACAGTATCAAAAGTCCAGTGCTGTGTTGGTAGAGACTTCCAGCAAAATATGTTTGTAGCCCCGCCGCCGCATAGTGCGCCACCCTCGCCTGTGAATATAAGCGGGAATACCCAAGGTGCTTCGCCGCCGCAGATCGCGCCACCTGCGCCGGTAAAAGCCATGGGGAACGGTACATCGTCAGTCTCCTGATAAAATAAATAACCTACTTCCTCCTCAGTGAGTATTCGGTCGTATATCTGAACATTATCCAGAAGGCACAGGCTACCGATAGAATAGATTCCGGAAGACCAGTCTGAATCAAATTCAGAGCCTATTTTAAGGCCGTCAATAAATAATTTTACTTTTGCAGTTGTCGAGCCCTCGGTCAGGCAGATATGATGCCACTCGGTATCCGTTATATCAGCGCCGGTATCTATATAAGTACTTCCAAAAATAACAGTACCATTTACAGAAATGTCTAAATACGTAGAGTCGCTACTGTTTCCCGCGATCCTTGAGAAATAACCTAAATTATATCGGCGCAACCACAGAGAAAAACCTTTAAATGCATGGTTACTGTCATTTGGTAATAACACTCCGCCATCCGAAACGGCGTTATTAAATTTTCCGGCTACTACAGAAATTGCTGCTAAACCATCACCGCCATGAATACTATTTGGCGTCACGTAATCAGTTATCGACTCACACTTATAATGCCGTATCGGTTGAATATGAAGGTACTGAATTATATCAATAGCACCGCTGCAGACTGCACCAGCAGAAGCAATGATAATAAGTGTAGTTTGTACTCCTGCAACCCCGCCGATAACTGCCCCGCCACCAGCCGACATAGCCAACTGCGAGATATGGAATAAACTGCTGCCACCGCAAAGAGCTCCACCTGAAGCAATAAGCCTTTCTACACTGTAATGATAGTCAGATGCCCCCCCGGCCAATGCACCACCACTGGCAGTCAAAGAGAAGGTCGTTAATACTGTCGCTGATCCTCCAGTAACTGCACCGCCGCTGCCGGTCATGGCAAATTCAGGACTCGTGTAAGCTGATGTAGGCGGAGTAAAGGCAGCAGTCCACCGAGCTATCCCTTTGCTTATCCGAATCTCGTCAATATAAGCAGAAATAGTATAGGATGAATTTACTTTCGGGCCAACATCTAAGGTACTAGATGAGGACGTCGAGGCATTAGAACTTGTTATTGTTCCATTCGCTACCCCATCAATATATAAAGTAAATGTCGTGCCATTTCTAACGAGTGCTATGTGATACCAGGTTCCAGTCGATAAAGCGTTTGTGGATGTGAGAGAAAAACCTGCGTAATAATCTTCAAACTGAATTTTCCCGGATGTCAGTTGCCAGATAATCCAAGCCCTAGAGAGGATACTTACGGTATAACCAAGAGATGATGGCCTGATCCAGAAATCTATCGTAAAGTTTCCGGTCCCGAACTCAAAATCAGTATGTGACGCTGCATAGAAATACGAAGAATTTTTGGGAGACATCCCAATGGACGATGACTGAAACTTCGTCACCGCCGTTAGATGCCTGACGTAAACTCCTGAGGTGGTGAGTGTGCGATAGTTCGGTGATATATCACTAAACGACGTCGACGCATCATCGCCGCCACCACGAACAAGCAGCTTTACATATGAATCAATACCAGCCATTTGTTATGCAGGAGTGCCACTACTCATTTGGAACTTGGGAGTGATCTTGATATTATCACCGTTATCAGCCGGAGTGAAAGACGTTGAGAATCTTTCAGCCCAGAGAATTACACCATCTTCGTCAGTCACATAATACCCATAAACAGTGGTATTCGTGGTGAGCGGTCCTGTGAATGTGAATGTCTGTTGAGCATAAACAGCGTCAGACGGATCGTTCCCGGTCGTTACTGTCCACGAACCATTCGTCAGTGTGATCGCTGCGTAACCGCCACCATCCGCCTCGGTATACGTGATCCCTGTCTGTGCCGGGGTCACATTGTTGGCGAACAGTCGTAATACAAAATCGTCACCAGCAGTAGCACGATCATCGTTGAAGATGATCTTTAGCATTTCATCAGCGCCAAGATCTAAAAGTACAAGTGCCATATCAGAATCCTTTAAAAATTGAATTGAAAACTACTGATAGCAACCGGACCACCGACAGTAATACTCGTAGTCGTGACCGTCATTACTGCGTTCGCCGTTGCCGCCGATCCCTGTATCCACATTGACAAATCATTGTTGTAGAGTCGGAACCATGACAACTGTGCAACGACAAGCCCTTCGCCTTCGTAGACCTCGCCATCACTTGTTATAATCCCAGAAGCAGAGGTGCCAAAATTGAACCCGTTTTCTGGTTGTCCTGGAACAAATACCCCGCCATTCTTGGTAAACTCGATACAAACGTCTACCCCTGGGCTTGTAACGGTTTCAGCAACCTGAGCTCCCGAAAATCCCCGGATAACACCATTGGCAAATTCGGCGGCGATAGCATCCCACACCAGGTCACGAGTGAGCAGTGAATACTTCAATTTTCCAGCCATTTGTTAATTCCTTGTGGTTGATATTATATTTGTTCCAATAATTGCCGTGGCGCCGCTGATATATCCAGTGGGCTGTTTAATAACCTTTTGAGTACAATCAAAAATCTGCCCTGATGGCATACCGATACTTAAGCCCTTGGTGCTTCGCCAAACTCGGCCAAGCCCTTTAAATTCGCTGAATGTTGACAGATCAATACTCTCATGTGCCAATGTCCACTCAATAGCCGGAGAACCAGACTGCTTTTGCTCAACGAGTTCCGGTGGATTAAGCCCAGCCAGGAAGTATGTTCTTTTCTGATCTGAACAAAACACGCCGCCCTGCTCTGCTGTCCCGAGGACAGGCGCAATCATTTGTATCCTGGTATCCGACATCCATATTGGCTCCATGCACCACAAGCCAGGCTTGCCAAGTTCGGACGCAAACAAAGCATTGTCGATGGCGCCAATGACAAAACCGTTAAAGGTAGCGATATGATCGAAGAATGGCACAGAACTTTCAAATACCCGGTCTGTCGGTGGTCCTGTGTAAGTATCGACATCCCAAGATAGGGCTGTTGATTGGTAATACACACCATGTTCTGTGCGATTTCCAAAGAGAACAGAAGATCCATACTGAGCGTAATCAATCTGATTGCCACTCATCCCGGTTCTTTTTGCTGCCGACAATGAGAGGTTGCTTGCCACTTCGTAAAGAGATCCTCCTTGACAAACCAGACAGGCACCGCCATCACAAAAGAGAGAATGACCGTTGGTAAGAGAAAGCAAAGTTGTGTGCCCTGGAACAACCTCAACCTTATTCGAGTCGGAAATAACGACATTGACAGCTTTAGCCAGGTAAGATACAGCCGGGCCATTCGCGCCATCCAGCGAAGTGACAACAGGATCAATAAAGCTGTTCAGACCTGCGCAATCTTTGAGTACGGTTTTTTCGTTCATATGCCCCACGTTTTCCGCTGTGGTGTTGGCCTGCTCTGCCCCTGCCTTATCGTTGCACCGAGGGCACGGACCGCATTTTTAAACTGCGCTTCATGGTATGCCGTGTTGTTCATTGCCCCTTCAAGACCGTCCTCGATACCCTTATGCAGTTTCCAAAGGGCATAGTTGAAGATGATATCTTCCTGGATCGCTTCGTCGGTAATGTACTGATTCACATCATCGGTATCGGCCAATGTTTCCGGCCATGTGTGATAGAATAACCGCATAGAGGTTACCGCAACCGGCACCGGATGAATAGCAATCTGCGTCCCCGAAAGGCAGCAGTGCTGAATATCGCCGGTTTCGTCCGTCACGCCGAAAAGCGGGTATTCGTCAAGCAATAGCCGCATGGACGCCAGGACATCAACGCTGCCGGCGGTTGTCGCCGCGGCAAAAAGGTTGTGGCCGAAATCATCTGGGACATCAACATACGGGGTGGCAAAAACGGTTATCACCGCATCCGATCTCTCCAGCACGGGAAGAAGCACCATAGCCGAAGTCTTCCGGATAGCCTGGTTGATAAGCCGGTCTATCTGTTCATCGGTATAGCTGTCGTCGTTAATCGAGCCAATAATGATGTCTCTGAGCGCCTCAACGGTTGCCATGATTACCCCTCATCCGGTCGTGTCTGGAGTTCAAGCCAATCTTCTGCATGTTCTTTCTCAAGGTGTTCAACCATGACACGCTTGCCGCGGCCCTTGTTGACCTTGTATGTTTTCTCGCATAGCGGGCAAAGGTAGTTCATCCCTTCATCGTCAGTCTCAAAGGTGAAGTCATCGTCTGGCGGGATATCATCTTCGGGTGCAATCGGCTTCGCTTCCTTCACCGTGGGCATATCGACCAATGCTTTATCAATCACAACATCTGCCTTCTTCTCTTCAACCGTATCTGCAGCATCACCCATCACTGAAAAGGTTGCCGGGAACCGGTCGACAAGGAGCTTGCCGTCGTCATCCTCAACGAACGAGGCAACGCCCGGGACGAACGAATATCCCTGAGACAGATATGACAATGTTATTTCCAGTGGGTTTTTCTTTCCAAGGTACACAAGAAACATTTGTTTCCTCTTTGGTTAAATACGCTCCTGCGTGAACAGGAGCGCATGATTCACAGCCTTACCGCTATCGGTTAAGCGTTCGGATCTGCACAGTATGTATCAACGGCGATAACGCCAAAGTCCTTACTGTTGTACCGAGCCTTCTTAATACCGAAAATCAAACCGGCGGTGATTGCCAGTTTGTTTCCACGGTCGGCTTTTTCCTCGTTCCAGCTATAGCGCATGTTCTTCATGTCGCCGCCACCGCCGTCAAACCCACGACCATAAGCACAGATACCAGCTTGGGCGCCAAGGAACAGGGCGCGAGCCGCGGGTAGGGTTCCGGCAGCGCCGTAGTCGTCAAAGCGGATTACCGAACGATGCTTGTGCAGAACTACGTCAGCATACTCACCGAGAGAGTTCTTGTAGAACCTGGCACCGTCGCCGCGTTGAGCTGCCTTTTGAATTGCCAACCAGTCGTTTTCACTGGTGGATGTCCGCATCTGGAATGCCTGCCAGGTGTGCATGAGCAGGACATACTTCTTCTCGCCGTCGACCATGAAGGGTTGAATCATCGGGTCTTGAGTCTCGGCCTTGGCAACGAGTCTCTCAACCATGAGCAGGCTCATAACATCGGCGGAGGAAAGATCCAACTTGGCGGTAGCATCTCCACCATAGATCAGGTTTGCCACGTTGGGCGCTGTCAGGGTGTTGTTCGCTCTACCGGTCCAGTTGGTGGCAAAGTGGAAATCGGTGTTGATACCGCGGGCACCGGACAGATATATAAACCACTGCTGGTCGCGATCTTCCATCCACCAGGTATTCAGGGAGTCATGCCCTTCTTTCCGCAGCCGATGTTATGAGCCTGCTCATGGTTGAGAGACTCGTTGCCAAGGCCGAGACTCAAGACCCGATGATTCAGCCATTCATGGTCGACGGCGAGAAGAAGTATGTCCTGCTTATGCACACCTGGCAGGCATTCCAGATGCGGACATCCACCTCAGAGAATGATTGGTTGGCAATTCAAAAGGCAGCTCAACGCGGCGACGGTGCCCGGTTCTACAAGAACTCTCTCGGCGAGTATGCCGACGTAGTTCTGCACA